TTCCCCTTTCCCCGGCGCGATCAAGCGGCTAGATAGCCCGAGGTTCGGGGCGTAGCGCAGCCTGGTAGCGCGACGGTTTTGGGTACCGTAGGCCGGAGGTTCGAATCCTCTCGCCCCGACCAGCACTTAGCTACTTCTGACCACCTCCGGTTTGCAGGTCGGTTTGCAGCTTTGTTCTGGATTCGGCCTGAGCCAGCTTCTCGGCCAGCCCATCCGTCATCCTCGGAGACAACGCAACATAGCGCTCGATGACTTCGGCCGCGTGCTTGATCGACCAGCCCATATGGGTCGCGATCTCCTTCAATTCGGCACCGGCCTCGAGAAGGCGCGTGGCGGCCGTGCCGCGGGCATCCTTCAGCTGCAGCTGAGACCGGATCTTGATCTTGTCTCGCCAAGTGCTGACCGCATCACCCAGATAATTCTCATGCTGGTAGGGCTGACCGCCCTTATTGACGATCAGGCGCGTTTGTTGATCGGGCGTCACGGCGATAATCTCGGCCATCGTCCGCGTGACTGGGATCGATGCGAGGCGCTTACGCTTCTTGGTCCAGATGACAATCCGGTGGCCGTGGGGCGTCCGGTGGATGTGCTCGCGCGACAGCTCGACCAGATCGCCTGGCCGGAGCCCTGTCTCCAAGGCGATCGCAAGGATGCGCCAGACATGTGCCGGAGCGCCGAGCCGGAAGGCCTCGACCTCGTCCGGTAGCCAGAAGATCTCGGCGCGCTTGCCCTTGTAGATTGACTTGATGCCCATCAGCTGATGCTGCCGGATCATGGTCCGATCCAGCGCGAAACCTATCAGACGCTGCAGGTGTCTGATTCGATCGTCCCCTACTTTGCCGCCGATCTTGTCCCGCCAATCGAGAGCCTGGCGCCTGATGCGCGGGTCCTCGAAGGCTGCAAGAGGCGCGTCGCCGAACCTGTGGTCTATTCCATTCGTTGAGTGGAAGAACGACTTCTTCATGTCGGACTGGGTTCGTGGGGCCAGTTCTGTGAAATCCTGGCTTTCGATGAATCGCAATATCACCGATCGGAACTTGCCCTGTGCCGGCGTGCTGCTCTTGGATGCTTTGGTGAAAGCTTCGACATACTCGGGCGATCCGAGGGTTATGCCGCTGGCGCTGTCCCAGAACTTCATGGCTCCCTTGCCTCGTCCGACATAGTGATGCTCGCGAATCGACCCGTCCGCGAGCTTCTTCCGGATGCGGTTGATACCCTTCAGGTTAACTCTCGTCATTCTGCTCGAACCACTTATCGACCTCCGAGGTGCTTGTGCGCACCGATTCTGGCAAGATACGGATCGTTCCCTCGGCCGTCACTTCGACAATCGAGCGCGCATCGGCCTGCCGCGCAACCTTCATTGCGCGACGGAGATCGGCTTCCGTGAACGCAGCGCGGCGTGCCATCACGCTGCCCTCCTGATCTCTTCCATGGCATACCCGCCCCACTGGTCGGCACCGGCTGCGGCAACCCCTTCGAATGTCCTGCTGCGGATCTTCCACCGGTCCGGACCGGGCGGGGCGCGGTGGACGGCATTCCATGCTTTCCATTCGTCGCTGCCGCGCAAAGGCTCGATCAGCATGTGCGTCGGCTCCAGCCGAGGCAAGCCGCGCAGGTAGAAACCGGTATTCTTGTATGCCGGTTCGCCGAACCAGAACGGCTGAACCATCTGCGGAGCGGGCAGGTCGGTCGGCATGCGATCGCGCGCCAGGTCGTTCATTTCCGGGTTCTCGATCGCAACCCGCTCTATCGGCGCGCGCCAGCAGGCGGTGAATAGCGCGACCCCTGCCTCGAACTCGGCCTTCATGCTTTCCCAGCTCCGGCCCTTGGGCAGCTGCTTCGGCGGTGTCCATTTGCCCGGGCCAGACATCCAGCGGCGGCCAGAGCGGCACAGCCGGGTGCAGGGCGGGTGCATGACGGCGAGTAGATCCCATCCGTCGTGCAGCAGCTCTCGTACATCGCCGCGAATGTGCCGGTTGCTGCCATCCTCGGCAGCCAGCAGATCGCAGGACCACACATCGTGGCCACGAACCGCGAAGGCCCGGCGCATGACGCCGGACGTTTCGCATGCGACCAGTATGCGGAGCGTGTCACCCATCGACCCGCCCTCCAAGCGTGCGCAAGGCGGCGGCCGCGATGTCCTCGATCTTGATCAGTGCCGTGACAGCATAAGCGGGTCGAGCTTCCCGCGCGATATTCAGGATGCGCGTCAGATCACTGAGCGGCTTATACCGAGCCTCGACTGTCGTCTGGGCGGCATAGGCGTCCGCCGCCGGCATTGGCTCGCTGCACCCACAAGGGCTGTCATTGCCGCAATTCAGGCAGCGGGTTTCGGGCGCGATGGTCATTTCAGTCTTCCTCGCCGTGATCTCTCTGGATGGCCGCCCACGCGGGGCGACACACCAGAAGGGTCAGGCAGCACCGATCTCAGGGATGCCCATCATCAGCGGCAGTTCGGTCGCCTGCTGGGCGGTCGTCATGGCCTCGCGCGCGGCATCGCGCAGCGCCGCGTCGGGGTTGTAGATCGAGGCTATGAACTTCACGTCCGATCCCGACTTGCGGTAGCGGAAGCGCACCGCCAGCCGGTAAAGCGCGCCTTCCTCGAAAACCGGGATGGCGATCATGAAGAGGTTCGGCAGCGTCAGCGGGCTGCCATCAGGGCTGCGATGCTCGGTCAGGAACTGGACCTGCGCCTCGCCGGTGTCGCGGTTGGTCTTGACCTCAATATGCCCGACCTCATGGATCTTCAGCTCGCGCGAGAGCAGGTTGATCGCTGCGTATTGTCCGAACCGGCCTTGGATTTTCGCGGCGATGTCGATCATCCGCTGTTCCCAGGGCTGAACCTCGTCACCGGGCCGGCCGAGCAGCGCGGGCGTCGGGTCGAGGAAGTCATCGGCGTTGGCCTCGATGAACTCGCCGAACACGTCCTTGTCGAGCGCCTTGCCATCAATCGCCATCCAGTGCTTCCACTGCTCCGACAGCGGGAAGTTGTAGATGGCGCGGTGACGGCCATAGTTCGCGGTCGGATCGCCATCCAGACTGTCATGGGTCGGCGCGCCGAAGCCGTGATAGTCGATCACCGAAATCAGCTTCGGCGCCGGATGGATCTGGCCGAAGAGCGCGCTGTCGGCACCCTTGAACCGGTTGGTCCATTCGACAAGGCTGTGCAGATCATCGAGCACGGCCTTGCCGGTCCGTTGCAGCGGCTTCAGCGCCTCGACCACGGCACGATGCTTGGCGGTCAGATCCTCGGTCCGCAGCCCGTCCGGCACGGCAACGATATAGGGCGCGTCGGGCGCTTCCGACGAGGGCGCGCTGATCACTTGCACCTCGCCCAGGCGCGGAAGTTCGGCAAGCAGCGTTTCGGCGATGTTCTTGGGGTTCTCGGTCATGCTTTCCTCGCATTACTCGGCCGCGCGCAGTTCGCGCCGGCCATTGCCGGCATCGCGGATTTCCATCCGGGATTGCGCGGGATTGTGGGTGGTGATGCCGCCATCACCGGTCATCCAGGCGACGGCCTTGTGCTTGGGCGGCTTCGGCCCGGTGATCTTGTCGTCGATCACCATCTCGGTATGGCCGAAGGCATCGACCTTAACGTCGATGGTCAGGGTGATCTTGCCCTTCGCCGTGGTCGAAAAGTCTTGGGCGAACTGCCGCATCTCGATGTTGTTTTCTTCGATGCGCGCCATCAGGTCGGGCAGGTAGTCGCCGGCATCGGCAAGGGACAGCATCTGGTCGAGGCTGCGGAGCTGGGGCGGGAGGTTTGGGATTTCCATGGTATCCTCCGAGGTTCAGGCGGTGATGTGCCGGACGGCGCGCATGACGGCGTCCTCGGCATGGGTGTTGGCCAGCGAAAGATCGCGCGATGCAAAGCGATCGCCGGTCGCATCCGTGCCGCCGATCTCATGAAGCTTGCCGATGAACTTGGCACCGAGATCCTTGATCTCCTGCATCTGGGCCTTCTCGCTGTCCGACAGGACGCGATACTTGTGCCGGACGGCATTGTTTGCTGTGCGGTCGTCTGACGTGCTTTCAAGGGTCTGGACCATCTCAAATCCTTTCGGGTGATCGCCCGGAGCCGCCGGGCGCGGTGAAGCCTGCGTCGGGCCGCTAAGCGTCGCGGCCCAGCTTGAATCCCGCCCAGCCCGCGGTCCCGGCCAGCGCGACGGACAAGATCAGATCGAGGGTCGCGGGCAGGATGACCTGTGCGATGATGATCGCGCCGATCGCACCTGCCGCCGTGGTCGAGCGCAGCGTGCCCATCAGGCAGCCAGCCGGTTCAGGTCGATCCCGAGATCCTTGGACAGGCTCTCCAGCACCTTCTGTTCGGCGGGTTCGATCTCGCCATCGGCCTCGGCTACGTCCAGCGCGGTCAGGATGACGGCCTCCGCCATCTCGGCGTCTTTCGACACTTCCATGATTTCCTTGCGCAGTCCGGCGCGGCCGACGCGCCCGCCGCCGGCGCGGTCGAGCATGGCATTGATGGTCTTCTCGATCGTCGGGCCGTCGAAGCCATTGGCCAGCGCCTTGTTGGCTGTAACGGCTTTGACCGTGGCACTGACCTCGGCGTCTTCGATCTCGCCATCAGCGGCCGCGATCAGCGACGCGGCGGCGCAGGTGGCTTCCAGGAAGTCGGTGCGGCCAGAGAATTTCTGGACGGCAGCTTCGGCCTTCTTGCCAAACAGTTTTCCGAACATTGATTTTATTCCTCAGCATTGATGCCCGGTGCCGCCGGGCGCGGTGGTGAATGGAAAGGAGCTGGCCGCGGCTGATCGTGGTGGGAGGAGGAGGATCAGCCGCGGCCAGCCAGTCCGGGTGCAGGCTTCACGGCGCACCCATCTCAGCGGCAGGACCGAAGCCCCGCCGGAAACTGTCAGCTTCGGTCCGGCACCACATTGACCAAATGGGCTGGGCCGAACTCGCGATGCAGCGCGTCGACGATCAGGTTGCTGACGCGCAGCGCCGTCGCGGTGTCGAGTTCGACCACCTCGATCCGGGCAACGACCGCGCCGGTGAAGCGGTCGAGGATCGCACCGCCCTTGGTTTCCTGAAAACGGGTACCAGCGGCCATTAATGATCCTCCGCCAGCGCGGCTTTGATCTCGACCATCAGCTCGGTGTTGCCGAGCGTCGGGAACCGCTGAAGGGTGCGCTGCAGCAAATTGCGGAAGCGCAGGTTGTCGGAAATCACCTGACCGATGCGCTCGCCAAAGAGGCCGGGCAGGCTGTCGCTATCGACGATGCCCATCAAAGACCCTCCGCGATCGCGACCCAGCCCGCATCGCGGGCCTGCGCGGCGGTGGGCGCGAGGAAGTCTAAGGCGGCGCTGGCATCGATCCGACCGATCAGCAGGCCGAGCGCGAAGCCGGCCAAAACCAGCGCCACGATCCCCAGCCAGAGAAAGACGCCCACCCAAGCCCAAGGCTTGCGACCCTCGGCCTCGTCGTCCTGCGGATCGAACTGGCGAGCTTCGGGCACGCCAAGGATGCGGATCAGGTCATCACGGCGATGGTAAGGATGTGGCCGGTCCAGCGCGGAGCGCGGGCGCTTGATGTGAGGGTATGAGGTGTCCATCAGCGATTCTCCCACAGTGGGGCAGGCTGCGGGTGCTGGCGACAGATGTTGCCACGATGGCGGGCAGCAATCATCCACGCCATTCGGCGACGGGCTTCGGACAGGGTGGCGGCGATATTGGGATCGGCGATGACTTGACGAGCCTCAAGGACGGCACGCGCGGTCGGGGGTAGCGAATGGGTCTGCATGGTGAGCTCCATCCAAGGGTTTCGGATGGGTCTAAACTGTGTCAGTAAATCTGAATTGTCAATCTCCGTGCGTCAGAAAATATGAACTAATTCTAATGTCTGGTGCCAAAGAGGGGGCGGATGCTTGGGGATTGATACCCTTAGTCTTCAATGCACTGGCTTGCCCATCAGAGAGCGCCAAGAGCGGACTCCAAGATTGGGGCACCTCATTTCATGCGACCTCATCGGGACATCCATCGGGAGTTGCCGGTTTGAACGGAGGTCTTCTCGTTCTGAGAGTTGGACAAGATGTCGCGGCGCTCGGCATGCCGCTTCGCGGCGTACTGCGGTGGTAAGCCGTAACTTTTGCCGCGTTACATTAGCTTGGAGGACGAATGTCTAGCTTTATGCACAGGGTGGCGCGCCTTGCTGTAAGGTGCGGTGTCAGTTTGAATTTTCTCTTTGATCCCATTCACTTTTTGCGCGTTCAAGCGCAGGAAATAGCTTGTCTTGTACGTCGCCGGGGAGTTGAGAAAAATCGCCGTTCATAATGAAATTGAAATCTATTCGATGCGTTCGATAGAGGTACTTCATCACATCCCGATTGGGGTAAGTTGAGCCGGCCAATGCGTTGCTTAAAACGGTCCGCGAGATATTCGCGGCCCGTGCCAGATCTTTCAGTTGACTCAGGCCCGTCACCATGAAGGCAGCTCGCAACCGGATCGCGGTCGCAGCAAGGCCCATGTCGTTCAGATAGGCGAGTCGTGTCTTGGTCTCTATATCCATGCGGGCATTATCGCTCGGGTTCAGAATTTGTGAATTGCGGTTGGTCTGAACCTTGACGAGCCAGAAAATCTGACGCAGTTTGCCGGCATGGACCGATCGCCCGCCCCCACTGTCTCTTCGATTTGCGAAGCTCTCGGGCGTCGCCGGATTGCCGCCGAAATCGGGGTCCGCGTGACTGCCGTGAGCAACGCGATCACGGACGGATGCTTCTCCGCCCGTTGGTTCGACGTGATCGAGCGCATGTGCCTGGATGCGGGGCTCGATTGCCCCCGGCACCTGTTCTCGTTTGTCGGGATGGATGGCGGCATTGCGCCTGGTTCCTTTCAACCGACCGCGCAGGCGGTCCCAAAGTCCGAGATCCATCATGTCCCAACTCCTCAGAACACCTGAATTTCGCAAAGCTTCACACGACGCGGGCCAAATGTCCCGTGAAAGGCCATTTGACCGCCGCCGGTCGGCCCCTGCCGCACGGCGCGGCCATGTGCATGCTGTCGACCGCGATGCCTTCATGCGCCGCTGGTCGCTGCTGATGATCGCCAGCTTCACTTCGCGCGAGGCCTGCGCGGTGCATTTCTCGGTCACGTTCCAGACTGCCTGCAACTGGTTCGACGGCATGTGCCGGCCTTATGGCGACATCGTCGATCACGCGATGGCGACATTGCCGCGCTATGCCGAGATCATGCGGGGGAGCTGATGCAATACGGGCTTTCAGGTTGCCCGGGCGGGGATCGAGGAGGGGTAGCATGACCTGTCCTTACGGAACCCGTCACGATTCCGGCCGCCTTGGGTGCGATAACAAGACCGGGATCGTGGAACCTGCGGCCGACCCGGCCGTGAGCCGTTCTGCTGACGGTGGGGGAGGGACTGGCGCGAAAGCGCCGGTCCCGACTTATTCCATCGCCTTGCGCAGCGCCTCATTTACGAAGGCGCTCTTGTTGTCGAGCTTGTCGAGCGCCGTCGCCAGATCGGGATCGATCATCAGGTTCATGCGAACCTTTCGCGCGGCGGCAGGCATGACCGGGCGCCCGCGCTTCGCGCTGGCGAAAAAGCTGTCGTCCAACTCGCGGACCTCGCCGTCCTTGCCAATCCTCGGCTCAGATTTCTTCATAGCGTTTCCTTTCGCGGGCATTGGCCTTGCGCAGGCTGATGACGCGCAGCTTCTGACCGCGCCAGCACCAGGCGACCACGCAAAGGCGGTTGTCGATCGGGACCAGGCTGACAAAGCGCTGCTCGCCATATTCCGTGCGCTCATCCGGCGCGGTCAGGGCGTTGTCCCAGTCGGCGCGGGTGACCGAAGCAAAGTCGAGGCCGCGTTCTTGCAGGGTGCGCGCGCGTTTCGGTTCGTCCCAGTCCAGATCCATAGGTTTTATGTACACACATTAAATACCCGAAACAATATATGTGTGTATAAAAATCGGGGGCAGGCATGACGTCGAGCGTTGCCGTCCGCGCACCCATTTCCTTCGACGTCCCCGATGTCGACGTGCGTGCTTGTCGCGCGCTGTGGTGTGCGGTGCTGATCGAGCACTGGAACCTCGCCGTCGCGCCGGGGAAGGCCGAGCAGCCCTATGCCGTCGATTATGCGCAACGGTGGTTCGGATCCGCCGATTTCCATGAGGTCTGCGATATGGCCGGTGTGGGCGGAGAAGACGTGCTGCGCGCCTATCGCAAGGCGCGTGTGAAAGGCGCTGGTTTCCGACTCACCGTTCAGAAGCAGGCCAGCAGGAACGCGGGGTGTCGGGAATGAGTGCCCCTGGAACCTATCGCTGGCGAGGCCAGATCTACGTAGGTTTGCGCGCCGTGGCAGAGGCCGCCGGGGTGACGGAGCACACGGTCAGCTATCACCTGAATCGGCACGGCAATCTGGACCGCTTGGGTGTCGTGTCCGGCGGCAACGGCGGCGCATGCGGCAAGGTCGTCAATGCATTCGGCAGGTCCTGGCCATCGCGCACCGCGCTGGCTGCCCATCTCGGCCGGTCGGATAGCCGCGTGTCGCGCTGGGTGCGTGAAGGGCGGGCCGATCTGCTGCTTGCGGCATTGATCGACGCGGACCGACGCGTCGGAAAGGCGGTGGCGGCATGAGTGGGCTTCGGGTCGATCTTGGTGCTCCACTGCGTGCACCGGCCTGGGGTAACGCCCACAGGTGGCGCGCTGTCGTCACGTATCGCGGGGAAGCGGGACCGGTCGATGTCACACATGAATTCGAGGAGCTCTACGAGCTTCATATGCTGATCGAGCGAGGACCGGACTGGAACTGCATTTCCGACATCCGCATCACCATCGCGGAGACGCGGCAGGCGGACTACCGGACGCTCGAGGAGGCTGCCCGCAGATGACGGTTCCGGTCTTCCTTCACGGCCCTGCGGACAGCACGGATCTCAGCAACGTCCCAAGATCAGATCAGAGGTCGCTGGCGCCCATCGCAAGAATGGCCTTTGACCGCGTCATTCACGCGACCGGGATTCGTGCCGAGCATCGCAGCGACGATGTGCTGATCGTTGCCTTCCTGGACAAGCTGGCGCGCGGTTTCTTCTTCGACAGCGTCGAGGTGCGCGCGCTGGATAGTGATGATATTCAATTCCACCCCGGTCTTAGGGTGGTGAAAAGTGGCCATGGGTTTACCTCCTTCATGGCTGCTGTGGTGCCGTTGTTTGCTGCTGGGCGACGGCTTCACCCGCAGGGCGAATCGCTCCTACGAGTCGTCCTGCGCTCCCATATTGCCTTAGGTGATAGTGCCCGAGTCGAGGCTGGCGCCGTCGCTGATCCCATTGCGCGTGATGATAAATCCGCATTTTCAGTGGTTTACGGTTGCCGTGCAGTAAGTGGCGATCTGTCGCGCGGGGTGATTTCATGACCCGGGCCGACATCCTCTCCGCTGCCGCCGAGTGCGTCCTGCGCGACCGCGCCGCCACTCATGGCGAGGCTGAAAACGGCTTCACCTCTATCGCAGCCATCTGGGCGGCACTCGATCAGGCGCGCGGGGACCGGCCCCGCAATGCGGCAGACGTGGCGCTCTATCTGGCCGGGCTGAAGCTGGTTCGCGCGGCAACCAATCCGGCGCATGCCGATAACTGGATCGACCTCGCGGGCTATGCGGCCTGCGGCGGTGAGATCGCTACAGAAAAATGGCCGGACGAACCGGCAGGGGGCAGTGAATGAGGGCTTTACAGGTGGTCGACAGTGGCGACCTCGACGAATATCCGCTCTCGGCCGATGATCGGCTCGACAGCCACTACTTCATCCCGTGGGAGAGGCGGCGCTGGCTGAACAGCGACATGCGGTTGCGCGGCACCCATGAATGCCGCTCCATGTTCTTCGACCTGATCAACATCGCGTTCGACCAGGCGCCGGCGGGCACGCTGCCGCTCGATCAGGAACTGCTCGCCAAGATGCTGTTCGTTGATCCCGGCCATTTCCAGCAGCTGTGCAAGCTGGAATACGGGCCGCTTCACAAATGGGTGCCGGTGCGTTGCGGTGATGAGGTCCGGCTGTCGCATCCGATGGTGTTGCGGGCGCTGCGTGACGCCATCTCGCGGCGCGAGGATCATCGGGCTCGCAGCGAGGCGGCCAGCAACAAGAAGCGGCTCCAGCGCCTGCGGTCATTCCTGACCGCGCTGAATGCGTCGCTGTCGGGCAATGATGCCGCGGTGCTTTGGATCGACGGCTGGCTCCAGAAGCAAGGCTGCGAATACCGGTCGTCTGAATGGATCGAGCGCGGTCTGTCGGCGTGGATGAACCATTCGATGGAACTGAACCTGCGCGGGCGCAAGTCGCCGGGCTGATTTTCCCAAACTGTCCAACACTGTCCCCGGGGACAGTTCGAGACAGTCCGAGGACACTTCAAGACTGTCCCCCTCCATAAGGACAGAGACAAAGACAGAGAAAAAGACAGAGGCACTGGCCGGACACTGCACCGGTCCCGCCTGTGGATAAGTCGGCAAGCTGAGAAACGGGGAAAGCGATGAACAGCGAAGAGCAGGCCCAGGGTGAAAAGCGCGTGATGCGGCTTCTGGTCGAGCCGCTGAAGCTACGAGGGTTGGCGAAGCCAGCCGCTCTGACCGTTGCCGGGTTCGAGGATATGGTGCACGACATGTGCGCGCGGCTGGCCTACATGACGGAGGCCAGTCTTATGGCTCTGGAGGAGCAGGTTGCTGCGAACCCGGGCGGCAAGGATCGTGACCGATTTCCCATCGCCAATCTGATCCTGTCCTGGGCGGCCGATATCCAGCCTCCCGGCGACGGTGCATCTCCGTTGATCCGCGCGGTCTTTGCCCATGCCTGCGGGCAAACGGCACTGGCGGAGGGATGGGCGCCCGAGCTGCTGGCCGAATTGCGCAGGACGCGGCGCTGGCCCGGCAGCTGGGCGCTCAAGACGGTCCGCGATGCTGCCGGTGGAGCCCTCAGGCGGATGCATGATCTGGACGCGCGACTGGCGCGGGAAGGTGAACTTCCGCCACCCGATCGGGACTGGCGGGATCAGCGCATCGCGGCCATCCAGCGGTGCCGCGAGATCGGGGAAGGACAGCCGACATGAGGGACACGACCATGGACATGGATTTCGACGACGATGGTGGCGTGCATCGTCCGTCGGTGGTGTTCGATATCGAGGCCGGGGCGCAGCGGTTGGCGGAGGAGCGTGAGCGCCTGGATACAATCATTGCGAATGCCACGCCGATCGAGGGCTGTGGTCCGGCTATTCCCGTCGCGCCGGCGCGCGGGCCGCAGGTCCTGGAAACACCGCATGTGGTGATGCCCGATCCGGGATCGAAGTCCGGATACAAGGTCGAGCGCACCGGCTGGCGGGGGTTCAAGTCGGTGCGGGCGATGGACATCTTCGATGACCTCGAACGGCGCGCCGCCGCACGCAAGGACAAGGACGGCAATCCGTGCAAATCGCCCTTCACCAAGGGGCAGGTTAACGTCGCCCGTCGTTACCGCGATCTGGTTGAGCGCCACGATGCAGGCGGGATGCGCTGTGCAAGTCTGGAGGCGCGCCGCGGGTCAGGGCCGAGCGGCGGCGGCGAGTTCATTGATGCGTTCATTGCCGAGGGTGATGCCATTGCCTGGATGCGCCGACGGATCGGAACTGGCGTGGCCATGGCGGTGCGCCGGGTTCGACCATCGGCGCGGGGCGGAAAGGGTGCCGGCATCATTTCCGATCGGGCGCTGGTGGATGCCATTTGCCTTGAAGGACGTTCGTTCAGGCAGGTGCTGGAGCGGCATGGCTGGGCGGCATCCGGTCAGAATGTGAAGACCGCGATTGTCGCTCTGGGGGCGGCTCTCGATCGTATGCAGGGCTACGGTCTGTCAAAAATGCAGAATTCCTCTTGACCGCTTATATCTCACGGTCGTATCTCTTTTGACATTATCCGGCATTGCGCCCGCAGGAGAGATCCTGGCGGGCGCATTTCCTTTCCGATCTCCGATAGCTGCACCCCACCATTCACCCGTTTGAGCGGGCAGGTGCAGCTATCCGAGCGCGGAAGGGAAAAACGATGCCGGCAACTGCGGTCTTGCATCCCGACATCCCAAAGCCTCGAAGGCCGGTACGCGGGAATTAGGTCAGGCCAGCCAGATGGAGTACAATGATCGTCGCGATCGGAACTCCGAAGATCAGTATTCTCTCGGCGGTCATGTTGTCCTCCTCGGCAAAACAACCTGAATGAGAAACGCCGATAGCGCCTGTCCTGTTCCAGATGGAAGCCCTGCAGCATGCCGGTCTGTATCCTGGCTAGAGAGGCGCGCCAGTTGTGACAAGCGTTCCGGCACCTGTGACATCGGCGCTGGTCAAAATCACACGAAAACGGGTCCCGTGACAGTCCAGTACCGGATTGTCGTCGTAGGCCCATATTTTCATTGCCGCATCCGAGCTGAATGTGCCGCTGCCGCTTTTGCCGCCGGCCCCTACGCTGAATGCGACGTTTACTGTGACGTCGACGCGATCGCCGTTCGGAAATGTGAGAGTTGCAGGTCCAACGAGGGGCGTCATGGAGCATTGCCTTCTGTGAATGCGATCATTCGACAATGACAATCCGTTCATTTCAGACAAGGATTCGTTGATGGAACGACTGAAGTGGAAATGGATCGGTTGCGTTCCCGTTGGCTTGTACAAAGCCTCTGTCGGCCCTGAAGGTTGGATCGAGTGGCGGCGAGTTCTCTTCTTACCGGGCGCTGCCTACTTGTCGGTGAAGATCGTCAGCTTGTTGCTCTTTGCTGCGAGGAAGGGTGGCCATGCTGACCATCGGCCTCGATGACCGTGAGTTGCAGGCTCACCTTTCCCGGCTGGCAGAGCGGGATGTCAGAACCGCCGCGACCTGGGCGCTGAATGACACGGCGGCGGATGTGCTTGCCCATGTGCAGGAACGCATGGCCGAGGTCTTTGACCGTCCGACGCGGTTCACGCTGAACGCCTTCATGGTGAAACGCGCCCGGCCGGACCAGCTCGAGGCTGAGGTGAAAGAGCGGCCATCGGTTGACCGACGCCATTTCCTGAAGACGCAGGAATTCGGCGGGGTGCGTGGCCGGACCGGTCTTGAGGGCTTGCTCGATGCCCGGCTCGCCTATGACGCTGTCATCACCGCCGCTGTTCCGGCCGGCGGGGCAAAGCTTGATGCCTATGGCAACTGGTCCACCGGCCAGCGCAACCAGGCGCTTTCGGCCGTGCAGTCGCAACGGGACAGGACGACGAACACCACTGCGGGTTCGCGCAAGCGCAACCGAAAGCGGGCTGGCTTCTTCGTGCCCTCTGCCGAGAGCAGGTTGTCGCCCGGCATCTGGAAGCGGGATCCGGACGGATCGCTCAGCAAGGTGCTGCACTTCACGCGCGCCATGCCGGTCTATGCCCAGCGGCTCGGCTTCTTCGACGAGGCGAAACAGGTCTATGACCTGCGCCTTCCGGCCCACCTGCGGCGCACCATCGAGAAGATGGCGGCGCGGGCCGCGTCATCTTCGCGCTGACGCTGCCTCGATCCGACCCCTCGGGTCCTTCCCCCCATCGGGTCGCATGGGGGTAATTCGCGCCCCGTTAATTCTGCGACAGCCGATCGGGAACGGGGCTGATGTTCTTATTGCTGTTGTTCTTCATGAGGTTGCTATGTCTGACCTGCTCACTCTGGCGGATGGGAGTGTGCTCGACGTCGCGCAATATCCCTTGCCAGAGGGAGTTGAGGACGACGGCACGCCGCTGAACCGCGCCCAGCTGGCGGCCGCTTTCAGCGTTTCCGTTAATGCCGTGACCGATTGGATCAACAAGGGCATGCCCGTCATGTCCTCGGGCCAGAACGGCGTCGCCTATGAATTCCGGCTGTCGCATTGCTGGGCATGGCGGCAGGACCGAGACGACAGGGCACGCGCCGCCAAAGCGCGAGGCGATCTGCTAGCCGCGCAGGCGGCCCTCGCGTTCCGCAACCTGGACGATGACCAGGCCGAGGATGAGGCGGAGCTGACCGCCGATGATCTGCGGAAATGGTCCGAAGCCGAATATCACCGCAACCGGGTGGCCGAGCAACGCGGCGATCTGCTTCGTGCCGACCGGATGCGACCGCTCCTCGAGGACATTATGGTCGCATTCGGCACGGCGATGGATAACCTGCCGGACTTTGCCGAGATGAACTTCGGCCTCTCGGCGGCACAGGTTGCGCAGCTCGAGGACTATTGCGACCAGGTGCGCGGCGAGGCCAAGCGCCTGATTGCCGAGCGGCTGTCTCGCGGTGGCGCGGTCGTGGCGCTGAATGGTCGGCAATCGGAAATGGATCTGGGCTGATGGTGATGATGCTCGATCGTGGCATGGGGCAATTGAGCCGCATCCCACCGTTGCCGCCGTTCGTGACGCCCGAGGAAATCGTCGCCGACGCTCTGCCGCTTCTCGATCCGCCCAGCCGGGTTTCGGTGACCGAGGCCGCAGAGCGCAGCTTGCGTGTCCCGATCGCCGGGCGCTGGGGGACGTATGACCGAAATGTCGCGCCCTATACCGTCGAGCCGCAGGACGTCTCTCAATCGCGGCGCTTCAAGGGCGTGGTTTTCGTAGGTCCGTCGCAGAGCGGCAAATCGCAGATGCTGCTGTCTGTTACCGCACATGCGGTCACCTGCGCGCCGGGCCCGGTGCAGCTGATCCATATGACCAAGACCGATGCGGATGCGTGGGTCGAGGAGAAGCTGGATCCCGCGATTCTGAACAGCCCGCTGCTCTCTGAGCGCTTGGGCAAGGCGCGGGACGACAGCACCTTCAGCCGCAAGCGGTTCAAGGGCATGCGGCTCGGCATCGGTTACCCGGTCCCGAACCAGCTTTCGTCGCGCTCGCAACGGCTGGTCCTGCTGACCGACTACGATCACATGCCGCAGCGGCTAGGCCCGAAGGACGCACCCGAAGCCTCGCCCTGGGGCATGGCCTTGCAGCGGATCCGGACATTCCTGAGCCGGGGCTGTGTTTTCGCCGAAAGCACTCCAGCTTTCCCAGTCGATGAAACGAAGGTTCGGCCCGCCAGCGCGCTGGAGCCGCACCTGCTGCCAGCCACGACCGGAGGTATCGTCAACCTTTACAATGAGGGCACCCGCGGGCGCTGGTACTGGCAGTGCATGGATTGCGAAGGTTTGTTCGAACCGACCTTCCAGCGGCTGGACTACAACCGCGACCTCGATCCGGGCGAAGCGGGTGATATGGCCGTCATGGTCTGTCCGCATTGTGGATCGGTTCTGTCGCATCGGCACAAACCCGAGATGAACCGCCGCGCCATGGCGCATCACGGTGGGTGGCTCCACGAAAGCCGGGAGGTCGACGAGGAAACAGGCCAGCGCCGTCTCGTCCGGATCGATGATCCGGCGATCCGGAACACGCCCTTTGCCAGCTATGCCTTCAACGGCGCAGCAGCTGCATTCGCGTCATGGTCCGGGCTGGTCGAGCGCTACGAGACTGCCCGGCGCGCCTTCGAGATCTCCGGCGACGATCTGGATTTCGCGGGGGTGCATTACACGGAAATCGGCGTGCCGTATCGGCGTCCGAAAGATGAGGACGAGGACGCGCTGACGCTGGAAATGCTGCAGCAGCACGCGCTTTCGCTGCCCAAACGCATCGCGCCGAGCTGGGCGCGGTTCGTTACCGTCCTGGTGGATGTGCAGGGCAACCGCTTCGAGGTCATGGCCATGGCCTGGGGCGAGGACGGCCAACGGGTGGCGATCGATCGATATGCCATTCATCAGCCGCCAGACCACGCGCCCAACGCCAAGGGTGATGACGGCAAATACCGCGCTGTCGATCCGGGGCGGTACGCCCAGGATGCGGATGTGCTCGCCGAACTGGCCGATCTGGTCTTTCCGGTGGATGGCGCGGACTGGGGCTTGAAGCCTCTGGCCGTGGTCATCGACTTCAACGGCCCGAAGGGCTGGTCGGACAATGCCGAGAAGTTCTGGCGCAAGCAGAACCGCGAAGGGCAGGGCGGCAGGTTCTTCCTCTCGATTGGTCGCGGCGGTTTCAACCAGCGCGATCGGGTCTGGCACGAAGCGCCGGAGCGGTCGTCAGGTGGTGGCAAGGGCAGGGGCATCAAGCTGCTGAACATGGCGGTGGACCGCCTGAAGGATTCGGTCATCGCTGCACTCGGTCGGACCGATACCCCGGTCGGCGCCCAGCACATCCCGCACTGGATGGGGGCGGAGCATGTGGCCGAACACCTCGCCGAGGAACGCGGCGACAAGGGCTGGGAACTCAAGAAGGGTGTGCTGCGCAACGAGAGCCTCGACCATTCGGTGCAGGGCCTGGCGGTGGCAGAACACAAGGGGCTGAACCGGGTGAACTGGGAGGCCCCACCCGATTGGTGTGTCGCCGGCTTGACCAACCTCAATGCCGTGCCGCTGGAGCGGCCCAACGATCCGGAAAGCGCACGCGAGGTTCCGGCCCCGGAACTTCCGCGCAAGATCAACTTCCTCAGGAGGCGCTAAGCCATGTCCTATACACAGGCTGATGCCGATCGCCTGCGCGCCTCGATCGCCAAGGGCGCTGCCGAGGTCGAAGTTGCGGGCGAGCGGGTCAAGTTCCGTTCGCTCGCCGAGATGCGCGCCACGCTGGCGATGATCGAGGCCGAGCTTGCCGGCGGACGCGGTCCTGCCTTCGGTGTCAGCTATCCTCGCACGACGCGGGGGCTCTGATGAACTTTCTTGATCGGGCCGTCGGGTTCTTCAGCCCGGCGGCCGGCCTGCGCCGGGCCACCGCCCGCGCGCAGACCGCCATCGTGATGAACTATGACGCCGCCTCGCGCGGGCGACGGACTTATGGCTGGAAAGCCCCGGCCACCGCGGCGGATGCCGCAGCCTTCGGCTCGCGCGCCCGGCTCAGGCAACTCAGTCGCGACATGATGCGCAACCGCGCTTATGCGGCCCGGGCGCGGGACGTCGTGGTCGCGAACGTGGGGGTGAGGGCATTGCGCCCTCGATCCGGTCGGCCAGCCCGAATGCGAAGGCGACGGTTGAAGAGCTTCTGAAACGCCACCTGCTCTCGAACGACATCGATACGCTCGGTGAGTATGATCTCTTCGAGATGCAGCAGATCTGCATGTCGACAGTCTTCACCGATGGCGAGGTCCTGCTGCGCCGGCGCATGCGCTCCCCGCGCTTTCTGGGCAATCTGGCGCTGCCCTATCAGGTCGAACTGCTCGAAGCGGACTGCCTCGACATGACGATCCAGAGCCACGGCGACAACCTTGTCTTTGAGGGGGTGGAATATGGTCCGACCGGCGCGGTCGAGGCCTATCACTTCCTGCCCGAGCATCCGGGCGCGATCCGCCATCGCAGGCCACAGGAATCGACGCGGGTGCATTGGTCGGATGTGATCCATATTCGCCGTTTCGAACGCCCGGGCCAGCTGCGCGGCGTGCCGTGGCTCGCCCCTGTCATGATGACGCTGGGCGAGCTTTCCGATTACCAGGAGGCGCAGATCCTCAAGCAGCGCATGTCGGCGTTGCTGGCGATCATGCTGAAATGGGCAGTCGGTTCGACGCGGAACACCAAGGCCGGGGCGGGGCTTGAGGCCCTGGAACCCGGTGCCATTGTGGAACTGCCCGAGGGGGCGGAGCCGGTCTCGACCAATCCACCCACGGTCGAGGGCTATGGCGAGTTCATGGAAACCGGGCTGCGAACCATCGCCGCGGGTCTGGGCATCACCTATGAGGCCCTGACCGGCGATCTTCGCCGCACGAACTTCTCGTCCGGACGCCTCGGCCGCAACGAAATGGACCGGCTGGTCCGCATGTGGCAGCGCGGTCTGATGATCGCGCAGTTCGGTACCGGGATGGAGCGCTGGTTCCGCGAGGGGCTGGCGCTGGTCGGGCATCGCGGCATCGACTTCACCATGGACTGGACGCCACCGCGCCGCATCCTCGTCGATCCGACGAAGGAGATCCCGGCGATGATCGAAGAGGTCGATGCCGGACTGAACAGCCGGCAGGGCGTGCAGCGTGAACTGGGCCGCGATCCGGACCGGATTCGCGAAGAGCGCCTGGCAGACCACAAGGCCGACACCGATGCGGGTCTGAATCCGCCCGCCGCAAAAGAGGCGGCGGCGAAAGCCGCGGAACCATCAGAACAAGAGGACGTGCAGGATGAAGACCGGGATCGACCTGATCGCAAATGACGAGCTGATCCTCAGCGGGAACGTCATTGACGATTCCTGGGTGGGTTGGATGTGGGAGGAGGACGTGTTCTTCAGCCCCTCGATGGTCCGCAGCGCGCTGACCCAGCTCGGCGAGGGGCGGATTACCGTCCGCATCAATTCGGTCGGCGGGCATGTCAATGCGGGCGAGCAGATCCGGGCCATGCTCGCCGGCCACCCCGGCGGCTGCCGCATCATCGTCGAAGGCATAGCGGCCTCGGCGGCTTCGCTGATCCTGATGGCGGGGGCGGAGAGGCTGATGTCGGCTGGCTCTCACATCATGATCCACGACCCGTCCGGCGGCGTGTGGGGCAATGAAGAGGAAACCCGCCGCGCCGCCGATCAGCTGGCCGTCATCGCGACGACCTATGCGGCCGTCTATGCGGCCGCCTCGGGTAAAACCTCTGACGAGGCGCGCAGGATCATGAAGGCTGAGACCTGGTATGGCCCCGATGCGGCCATTGCCGAGGGTTTTGCCGATGGCCTGGCGGGTGATGCCGCACCGCCACCTCCAGCAACGGCGACCCTCGAGGCCGCCCGCGCCGCCTTCATGGGTGCCAACCGCGTGCTGATGGAACGCATCAGCGCCGCGAAACAGAAACCGGCAACGGATCGGGCCGGGCGGCCCGACCAATCCCCCGCCGCTGCGCGCGGCAATCAGCAAAAGGAGGCCGCGATGGCCAATGAGACCCCGACCGACGCGCCGCAGGCGGATGCCCCGGCCACCATGCAGGCCCCCGCGGTGACGCCGCCCGTACCCGCGCCCTCCACCATGCAGCAGCCCGGCACAGCCGATGTCCTGGCGGCCGAGCGTACCCGGACCCGCGCCATCCGCGAGATGGCCGCGCCATTCGTGACCTCGGGACGGCTGATGCAGGCCGATGTCGATGCGCTGATCGATGAGGGCGTTTCGGCGGAGGTCGCGGGATCGCGCTTCATGGCCACGATGGCCGCCGCCGAGCCCGCTGGTCGCACCGCCGGCCAGCGCGCCACCATCACGCGCGACAATACCGAAACGCAAATGGAAGGCATGATCGGCGCAATGATGGGTCAGGCCGAAGGCCCGGCGCAGCAATTCCGCGGCATGCGCATCCGCCATCTGGCCATGGAGCTTGCCGGCCCGTCGCGGGGCTTCAATGATCCCGACACCATCCGTCGCGGCATGCGGTCGACGACCATGATGGGCGGCGCCTTCGGTGTCAGCGACTTTGCCTATATCACCACCGAGGTGATGAACCGCAGCCTGCAGGCGGCCTACCAGCGCCGCGCCGCCACCTGGCAATTGGTGACGGGTTCGCCGCTGACCGCAACCGACTTCCGCGAGCTGCATTCGGTTCGCTTCGGGGGTGATTTCTCGCTGAAGCCGGTGGCCGAGAATGGTGAATACCAGTCGGCGGTGTTGGCGGACGAGGCCGAGGGCCTGAAGGTCGAACGCCGCGGGCGCACGATCAAGCTGACCTTCGAGGCGGTGGTGAACGACGACATGGGGGCGTTCCAGCGCATTCCCATGGAATTCGCCATGGCGGCGCGCAGCATGGAAAACTCCATGGTCTGGGCGCTGATCCGCGCTAACGCGGCCCTGAAATCGGACAACACCGCCCTGTTTCACGCCAGCCACAGCAACCTGGCTTCGGGCGGCGCGGCAGCGGCGATCTCGGCGGCCTCGGTCGCGGCGGCGCGCAAGGCGATGTGGGAACAGCGCGCCTTCGGCAGCAAGGACAAGGACGATTTCCTGCAGGTCGAACCCGACCGGCTGATCGTTCCCCCCGCGCTCGAGCTGGTGGCGCTGCAATTCGCCACGGCCGTGACCCCGGCCGTCGACGGCAACGTCAACCCCTACAAGTCCACGCTCGCGCCCAGTGTTGTGCCAAACCTCGGCACCGCGGCGGGTGGCTCGGATACCGCCTGGTATCTGATCTCGAGCGATCTGCCGCCGATCGCACATGCCTATCTCGAGGGTTACAACGCACCGACCGTGCAGACGATCGAGGGCATGAACCCCGATGCCGTGACCATGAACGCGCGCCACATCTTCGGCGCCGCCGCCGTCGAGTATCGCGGCTCCTACAAGAACAACGGCGCCTGAGCCCGCGTAAGGTTCACTGACGAAGGGCGGCTCCGGCCGCCCTTCGTCATTTCCCCCTTTCATGGAGAAGAGATCATGAAGAACTGGATCCAGCCGGGTGAGCATCTCACCCTGACCATGGCCGCGGCGGTCGCCGGCGGTGCCGGGGTTCTGGTCGGCGATATTTTCGGGGTCGCGCAGGGCGACGCCGGTGCCGGCGAGGAGGTCGTTCTCGTGCGCCGGGGCGTGTTCGAGCTTCCGAAGACCTCGGCCCAGGCCTGGACGGCGGGCGCCAAGGTCTATTGGGACGACACCGCCAAGGTCGTGACCACCACCGCCACCGACAACACCCTGATCGGCGCGGCGGTGGAGATCGCGGCCAACCCGTCGGCAACAGGTATCGTCCTGCTGGATGGCGTCATCCGCTGATGTCGTCGATCTTCGACGGGATGACCGGGATCCTCTCCGACGTGTTCGGCGCCCCGGTCACCTATTTCCCGCAGGATGGCACCTCGCGGCAGATCCAGTCGATCTTCCGCGAGACCCCGATCGAGGTCGAGGGTGCGGACGGCCAGCTCGTCCGCATCGATGCGCCGACCTGGCGGGTGCGTCGCGACCTGGTGCCGGATCTGCGCCGGGATGACCGGATCACGCTGGCCGACAAGCGCAGCTTCCGGGTGATGGTGGTCCATAGCCTCGGGTCACCGGCCCGGGATGCCTTCCAGCTCTGCGAGATGGCCACCTTTGCCGCGAGGACGATCTGATGGCGCATTACCGCAGCGACTATCGCGACATGGTCCGCGCCGCCTTGCGCGAGCATGCGCGGTTCGACGAGTTCACCATCTTCCGGGTCTGGCCCGGATCGGTGGACGAGGACACCTTGCCGGTCCTGGGCGTGTTGACCCCGCAGGATCGCTGCGAGCAGGACAGCATGTCCTCGACCATGCGGCGCACCATGCTGCAGGTCGCGCTGCGTCGCGCCGGTCACGACGAGGTCGAGGATGATCTCGACCAGGACAGCGACATCATCGAGGCCGTGGTCACGGCGGCGCTGCGCGGGCAGGGGCTCTCCTGCTTCCTCGAGGAAACCTCGGTGGTGGCCAACACCCAAGGTGCGCGCAACATCGGCACGCTGGTCATGAGTTTCCGCATCACGCTCTGGCGCGCGCCCGCCACTCTGCCCGACACCCCGTGACGGGGTGGGGCGCTCATCATCACATGGAGGGCTGAAGAATGCCTGTTACCAATGCCCAGATCGGCCTTGGCGCCAAGTTCGGGATCAAGGCGTCGTCGGGTTCGACCTATAACGCCGTGGCCGAGGTCACCCGCATCACACCACCCGGCTGGACGCGCAACACTGTCGATGCCACGCATCTGGAAAGCCCTGACGCCTGGGCCGAGTTCATCGCCGGGCTGAAGACCGGCTCGGATTGCACCTTCGACGTGAACTGGGTTCCGACAGTCAGCGATCCGCTGTTGGCGGCCTTCGAGGCGGGAGCCGGGAACTTCGAACTGATCTTCCCGAGCGGGACCGTGGCCTTGCAGTTTGCCGGTATCGTCACCGCTTTCGCTGTGGGCGAGATCTCGCCCGAGGGCAAGCTGACCGCCTCGGTGACGATCAAGCCCTCGGGCAAGCCGGTGCTCGTCGCCTATCCGGTCACGTAAGGAGGCGGCATGAATATTCAGGGAAAGGTCAGCCTGACCCATGAGGGCCAGAGCTATGCCATGGTTATCGACATGGCCGCGCTCTGCACCTTCGAGGAGGTGACGGGCAAGAATGGCTTTGCCATGCTGAAGCTGCTGGAACGGGGCGGCATCCAGTCCGGCCTGGTCTCGGCCCGCGATCTGCGCGCCCTGGTCTATGGCGGGCTCAAGTCGCAGGCCCCGGAGATCACGCTCGAACTGGCCGCCCAGATCCTCGACAGCAATGCTGGCGCGTTCATTGCCGCGCTGCAGGCGGCGCAGCCGCAGCCTGGTGATTTGCCTTCCGAGGAAAAATCCCCGGGAAAGGTGCGCCGCCCGCGGAAGAAGCGGGCGAGCTGACCCTCGCGGGTCTTTATCGCAATCATGTCGCGGCCGGCTTTCCCGGCCGTGATTTCTGGCCCCTGACCCTGCGGCTCTACGCCTTGCAGATGCAGGCGCATCGCGACCGGCTGCGGCTGGAAGCGGAGATGCGCAATCGCAGCGCCTGGAACACGGCGGCACTGACCGGGGCCGCCTTTGCCGGCAAGCTGCGGGGATATGACAGCTATTTCGGCACGGCCGGTCCGCGCCAATCCGGTCCCCAGACCCCGGAACAATTGGAAGCCGCGCTGCATGTGCTTGCAGCGGCATGGGGCGCATCAGGTGCGGAAGTGGACTAATATCAGTTCGGAGGGGGACTGATCCTGCTCTGCATTTTTGCCAGGTCGGCTTCCACCTCCGCGAGGCTTCTAGTCGGCGTGGGGGAGGGCAGAACCGCAGATTGAATAGATTCGGATGCGGTCACGGCAGACGGCAGTCGATCGCGGATCTCTGCCAGCAGCTTGAGCGCCCGATCGATCGCCAGAAACAGGCATCCCGAGATAGCAGCGGCGACAGCCGAGCTAAGAAATAGTGGATGTCCGTTGAATGACATCAGCAGCAATAGTCCTGCGCCGACGAAATTGATCCATGCGATCACGATCATTGCTGGCATGAGTCCGTCCTTTACCTGAAGCCGCCAGACCAATGGGCGGCCCGAATTTATCGTGACGCGACCCGAGCGACCCGTCGAGCGATTCTTCCAAGAGGTTTCTATCAGCATGACCAATGTCGGTTCCCTGAAGGCGACCCTGTCGCTCGATTCCGCCGGCTTCTCGGCAGGCGCGCGCAAGGCAAAGGGCGATATCGCCGGGATCCGGAAGTCGATCGATGACACCTCGCGGGCGGCGGCCGGCGCCAATGCCAACCTAGTCTCGCAGTTCAACGATATCGGCGTCATGCTCGCGGCCGGGCAGAGCCCGCTCCAGCTGGCCCTGCAGCAAGGCACCCAGATCAGCCAGGTGCTGACCCAGATGGGCGGCGGCACCGGGGCATTGCGCGCGCTCGGTTCGGCCTTTGTCGGCATGCTGAACCCGGTCTCTCTCGCCACCATCGGCGTGATCGGCTTCGGCGCCGCTGCCGTGCAATGGCTGATGCCGGCGCAGGAAGAGGCGGCCAAGACCAAGGATGCCTTCGAGGCGCTGAAGGACAGCATGTCGACCTATAACGACGCGCTGAGCCTGTCCTTGCTCTATACCGGCGATGCCGAGAAGAAATATGGCGAGGAGGCGCAGAAGGGCGCGGAGATCGCCCGCCGGATCATGACGATCGAGGCGGAAAAAACCCGCTCCTCGATCTCGGCCATCCTGTCGAAATCCTATAGCGACATGGGCTTTGACGCTTTCGGGGATCGGGGCATCGCTGGCGCCGGCCGGATCGAATCCGCGAACCTCGCCGAGGCGGCAGGCAATCTGGGCTTCAAGGCGAGCTGGTCCGATGCGCTCTTCGGCTATGGCGGCATCAGCAGCGATAGGCTCGCCCTGGCCGAGGGTCTCGGCAATGCCATGCGCGAGATTTACACCTATGTCAGCCAGCCGGTGCCGTCAGGCGGGCTCGACGACTATCTCGTCGGGTTGCGCCAGCGCCTCGACGATTACACCGCCCAGCTCAACGCCCTGAAGGAGGCCGGAGCTGACGAGGGCGCGCTAAACGGCATCAATGAGAAGATGGTGCCGCTTCAGCAGGCGCTGCTGGAAGGCGAGGCGCGGCGGGCCGAGATCCGGGCCGCCGATGCGGCCAAGGCGGAAGAACTGCTCGCGACGCTGGAGAGCCAGCTCTACATGAACCAGCTGATTGCCGAGCATGGCAAGGAATCGCTGGAGGTCCGGCAGGCCGAGCTGGACGCGGAGTTCGAAAAACAGGCGGCGGCGATCGAGGCACTCAATATCACCGACGAGCAGAAGGACGCGCTCTATGACGCTCTGGCGGCTCTGCATGACAATGAGAGCCAGACCCTCGCCTGGGCCGATGCCATGGCGCAGGTCAATGCCGAGCTGCAGGGCGCCTATTCGCTGATCGCGGCGATCGGCGGAGGCATGGTGATGAATGCCAAGGTCAATGCCGCCCAGGCCGTGCGCGATGCCGGCGGTTCTGCCATCGATGCGCGCCGGGCGGGCGAGCTGGCCGGACGCAAGCAGACCATCCTGAACGGGCGGGACACCTGGGGGTCGGAGTATTTCGGGATGTCGGATGCCGAGTTGCAGGGCCATCTCGACCAGGTCGACATCGATGCCGCCCAGGAGGATGCCTGGCGGGGTCTGACCACCGAGGCGCGTGGCGGCAGCCGGTCGAAGAAGCGCAAGCGGAGCGGGGCAGGGCGGGAGCGGCAGAACGGGTATCAGCGCGCTTCGACCGAGATCGTCGGCAATACCGAGGCCTTCCTGCGCCAGGTCGAGGCCTTGGCCAGTCTCACCGCTGCCGGCGGCGACTGGGAACATGCCCTGGCCGTCATCGAGGAGGAGCAGAAGCTCCTCAACGCGGCGCAAAAGGCCGGCGTGGAGATCACCGAGAATGTCCGCAAGGACATCAACGAGATGGCTGAAGCCTATGTCGATGCCGAAGAAAAGCTCGAGAACATGCGCAATGCGACCGACCGGGGCCGGGGCGCCATGGAGGGCCTCTTCGGCTCGATGCTGGATGGGGCCGATGCGGCGAAGGAGGCGATCGTGAACCTCCTCGCCGAAATCGCCAAGGTGCAGTTCACCAAGGGAGCCATGGGATTGCTCGATCAGACCTCCTGGGGATCTTCGCTGATCTCGACCCTTGGTGGCCTGCTGTCCTTTGACGGCGGCGGCTATACCGGATCGGGCGCGCGATCCGGCGGGTTGGATGGTAAGGGCGGGTTTCTTGCCATGATGCATCCGGATGAGACGGTCCTTGACCATGCCCGGGGTCAGGGCGGCAGCGGCGGTGGCGCCCGCGTCGAGGTGGTCCCGAGTCCCTATTTCGATGTCAGGGTGACCGAGATCGCCGATGCCTCCTCTGCCCGCATGGGTCAGGCGGTGAGCAACGGCGTGCCGGGCCAGATCAGGCAATATAATCGCAACCCGAACAAGGTCTGACCATGGCCCTCTCCGAGCCCTACCCGCTGGCCTTCCTGAATGACCGTCTGAAGCCCGTGTCCGACTGCATCCCCGAGCTTTTGCGGTTCGAGGAGCAGTCGGGCTCGGGGAACGGGCAGGACTGGACCGCCCAGCTCGCGCCGCCGCTGTGGCAGTTCAGCCTGACCCTTGGTCCGCGAAGCTGGGAGCAGGCGCGCGAGATCAACGCCAAGATCTTCGCGCTCGGGACGATGAGGTCGTTTCTCTTCGCGGATGGATCTTACAAGCCGGCATCGGGCGATATTCCCGGCTCCGGCGTCACCGTCGGCGCGATCGGGGCGGATCGCATTACCCTTTCCCTCGCGGGGCTGCCGGCGGGGTATCGCCTCACGGCGGGTGACCGGCTGCAGATCACCTATAGCGGCGGGCGGTATTATTTTGGCATGTTCGCCGAGAGCGGCACGGCGAATGGCTCGGGTGCTACCGGTCAGATCGCCGTCGAACCGGCATTGCCCTTGCCAATCGCAGCCGGGGCCACGGTAAGCCTCGGCCGCCCGTTGATTCGCGCCCGCGTGCCGCAAGGCAATTTCGTGCCGTTCCGCGACGTGCCCGGTCGGCTCTCGACCGGTGCCTCGCTCACCCTGATCCAGAAGCTCTGACCCATGCGCTATTTCGATGCAGGCTTTACCGCCGCCATGCAGGCGGCGCGCGACACCGGCATTGCCCCGGTCTATTTCGCGTATTTCACCGGTCGCGATCGGGATACCGGTGCGGCTGTCGATGTCGGCTTCTGGTCGGGCGCCTATGATCACACGATCAACGTCGCGCGACCCGATGGCAGCGGCACCGAATCCCGGCTCTATATCGGCGGCAGCGGCCTGTCGGTGTCAGGGCTCGGCTATGTCGCCGACCTGTCCGACCGCGCCGTCACCGTGGCGCTCTCGCAGATCGCCGCTGCGGCGCAGGAACTGGTGCGCGGCCTCGACCTGCGGCTCGCACCTTGCGAGATCCACGCCACGTCGATGACCGGCGGGGCGTTCGTCAGCGCGCCGCAGCTGCAATGGGTCGGCATTGTCGACGGTGCCCCGATCAGCACCCCGGCGGCCAATTCGGAGGGCGGCATCTCGCTCTCGGTGCGCTCGGAAATCATGGCGATGCTGACTGCCTGCAACCCGGCCAAAAGCTCGGACGCGCATCAGAAGCGCCGGCAGGCCGGGGACCGGTTCAGCGAATACGGATCAACCGTCAGTTCGAGGGACGTGCAATGGTATCACAAGGATCAGTGACCCGCCTGCCGGATTGGCGCGCGCGTTTCGCGGCTGAGATGGACCGCCAGCGCCGCGACCCCTTCGCATGGGGCACGGCCGATTGCGCGCTTGGGCTGGCCGCTGGCGCTGTCAGGGCGCTGACCGGTGCCGATCCTGCTGGGCCGTGGCGCGGGCGCTACAGGACAGCAGGCGGCGCGCGCAGAGCGCTGCACAAGGCGGGCTTCACCACGCTCGCAGATGCCGTCGCCTCGCTCCTGCCGGAAATCCCGCCGGCCTTTGCCGATGTGGGCGATATCGGCCTCCTCGCGGCCGAGGGGCCGCTCGGCCAGGCGCTTTGCGTCGTCGATAGCGGCGGGCTGATCGTGCTGACCGAGGCTGGCCACGGTCGCCGTCCGCGCGAGGACATGTTGAGGGCCTTCAAGGTCGGGTAATCCCAGATGATCAGACTGATTTTGACCGCGGCAGCCTTCGCGCTGATCGCGGCCCCGGCCCATGCCGGCCCGATGATGGCGGCGGTTGCATGGATCGGCAACACCATCGCAGCCGGCGGCATTGCCGGTGCAATGCTGCAGATGGCGATCGGTGTCGGCGCGAAGATCCTTTCCGTGGTCGCCGGCAAGGCGATGGCCGAGCGGCCTGCAATCGACGTGCAGTTTGACGTGCAATTCGGCGACGACACGCCGCTTTCGTTCATCGCCGGAGATTACGTCACCGCCGGCAAGCGCAAATACATCGGCAGCTGGGGCAAGAATACCCGCTACATCACCGAGGTGATCGAAGTGTCCTGCCTGCCGCAGCCGGGCATCGCCGGGATGTGGGTGGATGACGAGGAGGGCGAAATCCTCTGGGGCGTCACCGAGGATGACGATACCGGCTATACGCTGGGCCATCCGCTGACCGCGTTTGCCGACGAGGATCTGCCCGGCAAGCACTTCATCTGGATTCGCTGGCTCGATGGCACCCAGACCGCTGCCGACCCTATGCTCGTTGCCCTGTTCGGCAGCGATCCCGACTATCCCTGGACCTCGGCCATGATCGGGCGCGGCAAGACCTATGCCGTCGTCACCACCCGCTACAACGCCGACACGCTGACCAGCTATCCGGCCTATCTGTTTCAGCCGCAGCCCTTGCCGATGTATGACCCGAGGAAGGACAGCACGGCAGGCGGCTCGGGCGCGCATCGCTGGGGCAATCGCGCGACCTATGAGGCCACCCGCAACCCGGCCCTCATCGCCTACAATATTGCCCGCGGGATCTATTACGGCGACGAGTGGATCTTCGGCGGCAAGAACCTTCCCGCGTGGCGCCTGCCGCGCGCGGAATGGATCGCCGCCGCCAATGCCTGCGACCGGGCGATCGCGCTCGCCGCCGGCGGCACCGAACCCGCCTATCGCTGCGGGCTGCAGATCACAGTCGACATGCGCGCCGCCGATGTCCTCGAGGAGATCGGCCGGGCCGCGAATATGCGCTTCGCCGAGGTCGGCGGCATGCTCAAGCCGGTGGTCGATCTGCCGGGCGCGGCGGTGCTGGCCTTCAACGATGGCGATGTGAACCATTCCGCGCCGCAGGTCCATGACCCGTTCCAGAGCCTCGGCGACACTTATAACGCCATCACCGCGACCTATCCCGAACCGGGCGAGAAATGGGCGAGCAAGGACGCGCCGGAGTTCATCCACGCGGGCGCCACGGCCGAGGACGGCGGGCGCTACCTGCCGATCTCGGTTGCCTATGGCGCGGTGCCGTATCGCCGCCAGGTGCAGCGGCTCATGCGCGCGCAGATGCAGGACTTCCGGCGCTTCCGCACCCATCAGATCGAAATGCCGCCCGAAGCCTATGGTCTGGAGCCGCTCGATCTGGTGTCCTGGACCAGCGCGCGCAACGGCTACATCGCGAAGCTGTTCATCGTTGAGTCCGTCGAAAAGACGCCGGGGATGAACGTGCGGCTGAGTCTGCGCGAAGTCGATCCGTCGGACTACGATTGGGACAGCGATTATGAGTTCCCGACGACGATCGTCACTCCGCGGCCGGTTCGGCCTTGGGTGCAGGTCATCGACGGGTTCTCGGCCGAGGCCGTGAATGTGCCGGACAGCGCCGGCCGCACGCGCGGCGTGCCAATCCGGGCATGGTGCAACGGAGATGAGGTCGGAATCTCCCGGATCCGGTTTCAGGTCCGCAAATCCGGCGACACCGATCCTTCGGTCGACGTCTACCGGCCTTGGGGCGCGCCCTATTCCTGGCTGATCTCGGCCGTGACTCAGCGCACGACCTACCAGATCCGCGCCCGGCTCTATTCCCGCCTGACCCCGAAAGGGCAATGGACGGGCTGGCTCACGGTCACTACCGGCGCGATCTATGTCGGTGATGACGACTTCATCGGCGGCGTGACCGGGCTGTTCGAAAGCGCCGGCATGAAGCCGACGCGCGACATTGCCGACCGCTCGGTGCCCGGAAACTACGACGGGGAGTTGGCTTGGAGCCGGGCCGACAATGCGCTCTATTCGTGGGACGCGACGGCCGGCGTTTGGGTCCATTTCATCGCCGAGAGCCTGCAGGGCGTGCTGGACGAGACGTGGTTCGCGGCCAATATCCGCGTGCCAAAGATCGTCACAGGTGCCTTGCCGACGACCGGCAACCGCGTGGGCGATCTCGTTTATCGCACCAACGACGGCCTGCTCTACCGCTGGACCGGCGCGCTCTGGACGGCCGAGGTTTCGGCAACCCAGATCGTCGGGCAACTCATCGCCGGGCAGATTGCCGCCGGGGCGATCGGGGCCGAGCAGCTTGCCGCCAAGGCGGTTGTCGCGTCGAAAATGGCGATCACCGATTTTGCGAACCTGGTCAGCGATGACCAGATCCAGGACCTCGCATCTTGGGGAGCTGACGCTGTCGGCGAGTGGGTCACGCACGCGCCCAATTATGGTCTTACCTCGGCGGGCGCTGCGTGCCGTGGGGCGTTTCTGGTCACCCCGCGGAGCGGAGGGTCACAAACATCGATCCACGGCGCGTGGGCGTCCTGCCAGCCTGGCGAGGAAATCTTCGCCTCAGCGCGGGTCGCGGCGACCGGTGCGCATAGCTCGCGCATTATCGTCCAGTTTGCGGATTTTGACGGAGCGAGCCTCGCGACGTTCTTCTCCGCGACCAAGACGACCGCCGTTTGGGAGCGGCTGACCGTGACCAATGCGGTTGCCCCCGCCGGGGCAACGCAGGTGCGGCTGATCTTCCGCGTCGATGCCGGGGGATATACAGCAGGCGGGCATATCGCGTTCTCGGCGCCGGTCATGCGGCGCAAGGGCACTGGCGAGCTGATCGTTGACGGGACGATCCGGGGAATACACATCGTCGCCCAGACGATCACCGGGGGCTTGCTGGCGACGACCGGGATCATCACCGGCTCGGCGCAGATCACAAATGGGGTGATCCAGCGCGCGCATATCGAGGATCTGGCCGTTAACTCGGCCAAGATCGCTGACCTGTCGGTCGGGACGCTCAAGATCGGAAACCGGGCCGTGACCCAGCAATGGGCCGCGTCCTTCGCGAATATCACCCAGCAAAACAACAACCGTGGGCTGAACTTCACACTTTCCGGCGACAGCAACCTGATTGTCGGTTTCACGGCTACATTCAGCGGCGGCGTTGCTGGCAATAACGTCAGCGTCTCCCTGTCACTGAATGGAAGCACGCTCGGCGGCGGGCCGGCACAGTCCACGCCGAGGATGATGTCCGGAACCTTCGCGGCAACCGGGCAATCGGGGGCGAACACGCTCCTGCTGTCTTGGGGGCAAACCGCGTCCGCGCCGATCGACCTGTCATCGCTCGACCTGCACCTGTTCGTATTCGAGGCGAAAAAGTGAAGTTCACCATCTACGACACCGAGAGCGGTCGGATCGAGGCCATTCTCGATATCGGCGTCGACCCGGAAACGGGCGCGGTTAGTTCGGACCTCGACGCCAATATGATCGAGGGGCAAGCCGCGATCTGGGGCGAGTTCTCGGCGGCGACCCATTACGTCGCCGGGGGCTCACCCGTCGCATTCCCGGCCCGGCCCGGCGATTGGGCAGCGTGGGATTGGCCCAGCAAGAGCTGGACCGACCCACGCGACGCGGCTTGGTATGCGGCCGAGAGCGCCAGGCTCATGGCACTGCTGCGAGAGGAACGCGACGCGCGCCTCACCGCCTGCGACTGGTCGCAACTCCCTGACGCGCCGCTCTCGGCCGAGGCCTTGGCCGCATGGAGGGCATACCGCCAAGCCCTGCGCGACCTCCCCGACACCACGGCCAATCCGGCAAACCCGGTCTGGCCGACCCCGCCCTCCGCCTGACGCCCCGCCCCGCGCGGGGCTTCTCTTTTGCGAGACAGCGACATGACCATCCTCACCCACCGGCGCGGCTCGCGCCGCGTCTACTGCTTCCAGCCAGAGATCGACGACGGATCGGTCCCCGACCTGACCGACCTGACGGGTGAACTCCGCGTCGCGGCCGGGGACCAGTGCATCGCGCTCCCGGGCGTGGCGGCCGAGGATGCGCTCGAGGTCGACTTGCAACCGCTGGACCTGCCCGCCGGCAGCTACACCGCCTCCGTCTATTTCGACTGGGGGCAGGGCCCCGAGTTCGAGGGCGACGTGATCATTGAAATTTCCGAGGGTTGCTGATGGCTGAAATCGTCAAAGTCAGAGTATTCCGCCGTGGTCCGCAGGGGGCGATCGATCCCGCCGACCGGCAGCGCTTCGACGCGGCGGTCGAGACGAATGAAAATCTGACCGCCGTTCGCACTGAGATGGAAGGCGCGCGGCAGCAGTCCGTCAACGCCGCCGCAGCAGCCGATGCGGACGCGCAGGCGACCGAGGCCGGCCGTCAGCAAGCGGTCGCAGCAGCTGCCACCACGACGGCAGACCGCGTGCAGACCGGGCTGGACCGGGCGGCATCGGAGACGGCGGCGGGGCAGGCGTCAAACGTGGGCAACGTCGCGGCAGTGCTTCCCGATGGCTTTCTGAACGGACTGCAAAGCTGGACCAGTCAGCGCGGCGGATCGCCTCTTTCGACCCTTCCGACCGATAAAATGTCGGTCCTTGCCTCAGATGCTCTCTTTGGCCCCACGGTTCAGTGGTCGCCCACGGTGGCGGGAGACAATATTCTGACCAAAGGCGTGGTTCCCTGGGGCAGAAATGCTTGGAAGGTGACGGCCACCCTGCGTGTCACAAGCCCCATCACCGGCACGCTGCCCCTCGACCTCTACGCAATCGGGCTCGATAAGGATCACGGCAATCCTCTCCCCACCAGCATCCTTGCATTCAACGCGCCCGCTGACGGAACGGAAGTCACTGTAAGCGCCATCGTCTCACCCTTTGCGGACGACGGCGCTGATAAGTCGATCGTGCCTCCTAGCAGTTTCGCCGCAAAGAGCCGGGTTCGGTTTGGCGTTCGCGCCGGGGCTGCGGGCACTGTCATCCCCGCGAAAATCTCCGTTACCGACGCAACGCAGGAACTGGCCCAGAAGCGCATTGGCTTCGGCGGCCTCGCATTCCTGTCGCGGTCGGCTGCCGTCTCCGCGTTTATCCCCGCTCCAGTGGCCCGAATTTCAGTTCTGCATGACGGGGAGGTATTGAGCTACACCCGCAAGCCGGCGGCGATGGCAACCTCGAACATCCCACTGGCGACGGCGGGCGCGCAATACTGGGTTCCGAAGGGTGAGGCGACTTTGCGTCATTGGGGCGCCGTCGCGGATGCTGGAGGACTGGATACGGACGTTTGGACCGGCAGTTCCTGCCGCCTAGAGTTGCAATCCATGATCGGCTGGGCGACCGCCAACGACATCCGGCGCGTGGTCATCAATGAGGGAAAATTCCTGGTCGACAAAAACGTTTTGTCCGGGTCGACCTGCGTGTTCAACGCGATCAAACTGGAAGTGATCGGGCGCGGCATGTTCGCGTCGCAGATCTACTTCCGCGACAAGGGGCTCGCCCCTGAGATCAAGAAAGGCCTGTTCTACCGCACCACCACTGCCAAGGCCGAATATATTCGACTCGCGGACTTTTCGATCATTTCAGATTGGGGCATCGGCGGCCAATGGGCTGAAAGCGGGCAAACCGTTGTGCTCGGCGATGTTGGCGGCACCCTCCATCTGGAGAGGTTCTGCATCAAAAACGCCGCGAACATGGCGGTCGTGGCCTCCACTTACGATCGCATCCGGGTCACGGGTTGCGTCATAGACACCACCAGCCGCGACGGACTGCACATCCCAAACAGCGATGACGTGATCATTTCAGAAACCATGTTCCTCCGCGTCTGTGATGACAGCGTGGCTTGCGTTCGTCACCGCGCGGGCAGCATGCGGGAGAATACCATCGTCACCAATTGCATCTTCATTGACTCGCAAGGGGTCTATGGGATCGGTTCGCGCAACATGAGAGTGTCCGGCAACATCTTCGTTCGCCCGACCGTTCGCGCCATCCGCCTCGGCATGATGCGCGCGGACAACATCGGCACGGGGAATCCGGAGAGCGGGAATATCGCGCGCTACAACACGGAGGTCGACAACAATACCTTTATCGATGGCTTCGGCCGCTCGCGCTGGGGCGGAACTGGTGAAACGGGTTACCTGATTACGATCAGCGACTCCTACGGCACCGGAGAATCTCCAACCTATGAGCCGGAATACGCCCTCGATCCTGTGGACGGCACGCATTATGTCTGGGGGCCGAACGGCTCGGGCGGAATTGTCGCGCCGGATGCGTATTGGACCTCTGACGGCAACTTTATCGGCAGCGTCAACTTCAGCATGAGGGGCAATAAGTGCCTGCGCACGCTGAGGCCCACCGCCAAATACTCTGACTATGGCCACGGCCCGCGCTACATCTCCGGAGCGGCTCCTTATGACGGCGACGTGATCGAGTCCGATTTCATGCGCGATCACTTCTGGATTGGCGGAACCTTCCGCAATGCGATCTTTGCGGAAAACCTTTCAGTTGGGGCGCGCAATCCGTGGCGGATCTGGGGCTTCAACAACAATGCAGCCCCCGACTTCGTGAATATGCTGTTCAAGGACAACATCGTCTCGGACTTTTCCGGGGCCGCGGCCTATGACGTCGACGGGTTCGGCCTGTTGGAGTTCGAGGGCGGGATCGTCGATGGCGATCCGCTGCACCGCCACACGCTGCGCGGGGCCAACGGCACCTGGACGGCTGGCTCGGGCGCTGACGCCTTCCGCGTCGGAAACGCGCATGTGCGGGTAAAGGGCGGCCACTACAAGCACTTGGCAGGCCTAATCAATCAGGTGTCGGGAAAGGTATCGTTCTTCTCTCCCGTAACGATCAGTGGCGACATTGCGGGTCTGGGGGATAATGCTGCCAACAAGGGCGTACGCAACATTCCTGCAAACGTGCCGTTCGACTATGTGCGCACCATCTCCGATCCGGCCGATCCCGCCTTTGGACGGATCACCGGCATGACCGAGCGTTACGCTTCAGCCATGCCGACCAGCGGCCACTACATCGCAGGGCAACTCGTGCAGGCGCCGAACCCAATCCCTTCCGGCGGCTCCATTGTCTACGGCTGGTCGCGGCTCACGACAGGGAGCACCCATATCGCTGGGACAGATTGGCGGGTAGTCACACTAGGCGCTGCATAGAAACGCCGGGCGCGCATCGCGCGCTCGTATCCCTTCAATGATCGCATGAACGAAACCACTTCTACGCAGAGGTCGCATCTAATAGCGATCCAAGCACTTCGTCACCTTCTGGCGATGCGCAGTTGCTCAGATAGAATTTGACCAGACGATGAATCGTGGAAATCAGATCGCCGATCCTGAACTTTTCGCTAGTTATTTCAGCGATGCCTTCTCTCAGCGAAAATGCAGAAATTCCCGACATATCAGCGCTTGCTCCAACATCGCCAGAACGATGCTGTGGGGCAAGCATCCTTATGCCGATCCTCATAAACTCGTAATTTATCGTGAATTCAAAGTAAACATCACCGACCGCTGCCTCGCAATAATACCTTGCCTTCCCCGCCACAGGTGGGGCGTCAAGGTGCATCTTTCGACCAAAGGTTTCGCGAAGTGTAGTGTTAATTTCGAGCCATAGTCGATTCAACTGGTACTCGGAGACAACACTTCCCGCCCCCCTAAAATGAGGCAAGAGACCCTCCACATTTCCCTTGAATTGGGAGCCGCTAGCATCCAACCATCGTTCATAGTATTTTCGCCAAGAGGGGAATGCGACCTGAGCGATCTTCTGATTCCAAAACTTATCCCTCCCCATTGCGTGAACCACACAGGTATCACTATCACTCTCCCAAGCCAGCCTATTGAAAGACTTCTTGAGCGAGTGCACAGGCACCCCGCTTTTGTGAACACCACAGGCTATCGCCGCTTCGTCGATCGCGTACCCTATTAGACGGTGATAGTTCTGCAGGATTAGGCACAGCTCCCTAGTTATCTCCGCATAGGGGATATCCCCATTTAGATATATAAGACCAGCGTTCGGCGCCAACGCATTTTCGGGCAAATATGAGAAATGTTCCTCAGCAGAGGCTTTATGAAGCTTAACGCTCAACTTTGCTCGCGCGTTAACCCATGAAACACCATGATGATCGAATATATCGCTAATCGATTTCACGATCAGAATGTCTGTGTCAAGGTACAGCACCTGAGAATACCGCTCAAGCAGTGAGAACATGAACACCTTTGAGATGAAGTATATCTTTCTCGACCTTACTAAGCTCTGGGTTTTTTGGGCGTCAAACTCTTCCCCCAAGCTTCGAGCTATAAAGTTTGTTAGCTCATTTCCGTCGAAATAGATAAAGTTCACATTACTCAAAATCGAAATTAAGGCGGATTTGTCACCTTCTGATATTCCATCATGAAGCACGAAAAAATCAAATGACGTATCTGGATTTTCATTGATTAGGCTTTGCGCAGTACATGCAACCGAAAACGCGTAATCTCCAGTAGCGTACATAACTACGGCAATTCGCCCCAGTATTTTATCTGACATAAACTAACTCTTGGGCTATCGTGTTTTGTGGGAAATCAGTAGAATTTCGATGGTGACGTTCAGCTGTCTATAGGATCGTCCATCACCAGGAAAGGTCCAACCTGCAACAGTTCGTGGTGGCTTTGACAGTGAACGCGTTCAGCTGGCCTGCGGATTTGTGATTCAGTCAGGCTCATCTCTACGGGGGAGACGAGCTTGGCACGCAACCTGATGTCGGGGCGATGGGCAGTCCTCCTTCGAGGATCTCATTCGTACTGTCCGCCGCCGGAATGGAGTGATTTTCTGGGTCGTGCCAACTGGCGCGCCGTGGCGCAATTTCACCCAGAAGTTCGGCATTTGGTCGTTCGTCTGCCATCTGCTCCGCCGTTGGGCGTCGGCGGGGCCATGGGAGGACATCCTAGCCACTCTCAACCATGCCGGGATTGCGCCGGGCCAGTTTCGACCGTATCGACTACCTGCAAACTGACGCAACAGTGACCAAGGAATCGATCCGTATGCCTCAAGCGCAAAAACCGAACGCCATCGAACTGTTTTGGTGGGATCAACCGGGTTCCTCCAACATTGGCGACGCCATCAGTCCGAAGGTTGTCGAATATGTCTCGGGGCGAGGCGTCGTGCATGCCGGCCCGCGACGCTGCGATCTCGTGGCGATAGGGAGTATAGTGGACCTAAAGGTGATGGAAAATGCCGCGCCAAAGCGCGAGAAGCCTTTGCACGTCTGGGGTTCAGGTACGCTTGGTAATCTAAAGGTCACCTGGAAAGATGACCTCCGTATCGCCGCCGTGAGAGGACCCAGAACAGGTCAAACTGTGGGGGCAAACGCGGACGTTACAATGGGCGACCCGGGACTGTTGGCTGCCCGGATTTGGGGATCGTCCGGCGCAAAGCCCCAATACTCTTGGGGTATCATTCCGCATCATACGCAACTCGGGAAGCCATGGGTCGACCGACTTCTCGATGCCACTCCAAACTCCATCCTTATTGATGTCACCGATCCCGACATCGACAGCACCTTCACGAAACTCGCCAGCTGTGAGGCCATCGCTTCGGCAAGCTTGCATGGCCTTGTCTTTGCCGATGCTTGGGCCATACCCAGCATCATGCTTGATGCAGGCAACCTGCACCGTGGTGGTAAATGGAAGTTTGGTGACTATACCGAAGGGCTAGGTCGGTCGCCCTATGAACCTACACTTGTCGATCGTCTAGAAAGCCTCGACGACATCGACGTCGCGGCTCTACCTACAAACCACTTTTCGAAGGTTTCCGCCTGCTGTGACGCCTTAGAACGCGCCTTTCCGGAGCATTTCCGGGACTAAAAGGTCTGTTCGGCTCCGGTCGGCTAGATCGTTTCGATCCGCCGACCGTGGCTCTTTCGAAAGATAGGGCACAGCTCGTCTAGGGGGAGACCCTCTTAGGCGAGGTCCTGAAGGTCGGGTAAACCCTCGACAGTCTCCATCGCCACCGCCGTCGCCTCTATCACCGCATAGGCGGCGGCAGATCGAGCGATAAGCACGACTTCGTCACCCGTGCCGATTGCCAGTGCGGCGTCGGTTTTTTCCAATACCCTCGTTGCCGTCATCAGAGCGAGACGCGCAGAAAAGGCAGCCGACGTGATTTCATCGGCTGTTGCCATGCCTATCTCTGCAAGCTCCAAAACATCCCCAGCACCGGCGACCGCGGCTTCACATTGCTGCCACCACGGTTCAGCCGCCGCTGCGGGATGATCTTCTGCGGATGGGAAATATTGGGCGAACACGGTGACGATCTCGCTGTGGGTCGATGACTTCCCGATCAAATCAGCCAGATTTTCATAATAATCAATGAGGTTAGATAGTTGGGCGGACGTGTGCGGACGTCCGCCCTTCCTCAAGCGGTCACCATAACCGCCTGACTCCACCGGCCAGAATGTGAGTCGGGAACCCGGAGCTGACCAGTGACAATCCCGCAAACCCGGGGACTGGCAGGATGTTCCCGGCAGCGGAGATGTCATTTTTCCACAAACCGACAGGAGGTCGTATTGACCCAGACTATCGAAAGCGAGGGGCCGCGCTGGCTGCCCACGCGAAAATTCTTCCTTGACCGCTTGTGGATCTGGATCGTCGGCATGCTGTTCTGGGGCATCGGGGCCATTGCGCTGGCTGTCTTCACGCCGTTCTGGAGCAACGCTCGCGCGGTGTGGCGCGCGCCCGATATGCTTCTGGCGATGCAGAGGGATATCGGCGCCTTGCGCGCCGAATTGTCAGCGGCCACGGGCGATAACCGGGTGATCCGGCAGCCTCCGGGCTTGAGCTATGTGACCGAGCCGGTGCGGATCGGTGACCGCGTGGTCCTGAACCTTGTCATCGAAAGAACCGCCTTGGGCACGAGGTGCGTCTTCGTCGGCGGTCAGTCGCTTTTCGCCGAGGCGGGCGGCGTCATCACCCCCGGCTCGGCGGTCTCGCCTTCACGGCAGGTCGGAGAAGAGCAAACCCGTCTGCGGATTCCGCTGATCCCGCCTGATACGCTGCGGCCGGGCCGCATTGAGCTTTACATCGCTCTGGAATACGACTGCGACGGGCGGCAGGTCTTCGACCGGACGGACGTGATGACCTATGCGCTGCTGCCGGCACGGTGACGCGCCCGGATGCCTGCTTCGCTAGGCGCTAACCGGCCCCCCTTTACACGGTGCTACCGTTGAGGAGCCGGGGGAGCGCTCGGGCGCAATCCACCTGAAGCGGCCCGACATCATTCTAGCACAGGCCCCGCCTCCGCGCGGGGTTTTTTATTTCCGGAGACCAACATGTACCCAGCCGGGTTCAAGGGCCGCGCGCAGCGGCTCACCGATATCGACATAGCGCGTACCGCGCTTCTGATTGGCACGGGAGAGGATGAGATTCGCGGCGTCATCGAGGTCGAGACCTCGGGCGGTGGCTTCGACAGCCAAGGCCGCCCGAAGATGCTCTTCGAGCCGCATGTCTTCTGGCGTGAGCTGGGGCAGGGGCCCAAGCGCACGACGGCCGAGGCGCAAGGGCTGGCCTATCCGAAATGGGGCACCAAGCCTTATCCGGCCGACAGTTATTCGCGCCTGGCGACGGCCATCAGGATCGACGCCGCTGCGGCCCTGCGTTCGGCGAGCTGGGGCCTTGGTCAGATCATGGGCTTCAACCACCGCGCCGCGGGCTTTGCCAGTGCCGGCGATATGGTCGAAGCCTTCTGCGACCGGGAGGTCGCGGGCCTCGAGGCGATGATCAGCTTCATCTCGTCTGAGGGACTGGATGATGATCTGCGTCGGCATGACTGGTCGGGCTTCGCGCGCGGCTACAATGGTGCGGGATACGCCCAGCACGGCTACCACACGCGTCTGGCGGCCGCCTACAAGCGCTGGCAGGCTATTCCGGACACCTTGGCGCCAGCTCAACCCAAGATCTGCCTTGGCAGTCGCAGCTTGGCTGTACGCGAGGCACAGGAGCGTCTGCTCGCCCTCGGCTTCGATCCCAAAGGTGTCGACGGGGTCTTCGGCGCGGCGACGCGGGCGGCCGTCATCGACTTCCAGAAATCCCGCGGCCTGGTCGCCGACGGGATCATCGGTCCCAAGACATGGGCCGCGCTGCTCACCTGACCCTGCCGCCCGTGCTCTCGCCGGTTCTTCCGCATGCCGTCGATGACGACCAGGCGCGACAGCGGGCGCGCGCAATCCTTCTGAAATCGAGAGAGGAATTCGACCATGGAGTCGATCAAGACCATCGTGCCGATCTTCATCGGCAAGACCAAGTCGTTCTGGCTGGGCGGTGTCCCCGCGGCGCTCTCCCTGCTGGAGTTCGCAATCTACCAGATGCAGGGAGATCAGGCCGGCCCCATTGCGGCCGCCCTCGCGCTGATCTTCGGGCCGATTTTCGGCTGGACGCCCGATGACATCACGCGGTGGGTGCAAGGTATCGCTCCGCTCTACACCTTCGTCGTGATGTGGCAACGTTCCGGCACGGCCGGCATCCCGCGTCCCTACACGCTGAATCCAGCGCGGGAAAACCAGCTCATAGAGGTCGTCGAGGACGGCAAGTCGGCCTTCGAGGCCGGGAAGATGATCGGTGAGCGGCTGAAAGCGCACCTCTGAGGGCTTTCGGACCGTTCCTACCTGAATTCATCGACACGGGATATGGCTTTCTAGGCCATGTTAATAAGGGGGGACTTTCATCGGGTTAGGGTCCCGCGAAAGCTCGCGCCCTGTATCGTCACAGAGTACAATAAATGCACCTCGGCCGTCAGGCTCATAGCGCAGTTCGTCGGCAGCTAGGTCAGGAGAAAGGAAGTCGACATGCTCCGTTGGAGCGAAGCCGTCCCTGCGGCAAACAGCAATCGCTTCTTCCTGGGTCTCGGCCTCCCCAATGATATGACCGATATTCGTTGCGACGTGGTATTTCATATTCCGTTCTCCTGCGAAGTACATCGAACTAGCTACTGTGATGTTAGGATCTCGTCTCATTGCCAGCACTCTCGCCTATCAGGCGAGGGCAGCTATCATGTTGGCTTGCGCTGGCTGGGCTACCCATTCCTCCTTGAGAGGACGGTTCAGCAGAATATCGAGAGCCTGATCCATGAAGATCCGCCCCTCGGTCAGACCCGCGACCAGCCCCGAAACTGGAAGTTCAATCCCGAGCTTTGGGGCCAATACTGCCACCGCCCGCCCAGTCGCCGCGCCCTCGACCGTAGCTCTATTATCGAAGCCTTCCCCCGCTCCAAGTGCCAACCCATAGCGGAAATTTCTCGATTGGTTCGAAGTGCAGGTGAGCATAAGGTCTCCCATCCCCGAGAGCCCTGTCAGCGTCTCGGGCCAAGCCCCCAAGGCTGAAGCAAGCCGCACCATTTCAGCAAAGCCGCGAGTGATTACGCTGGCCCGAGCACTGTCGCCGTATCCGGCGCCGATCGCTGCTCCCGCGGCAATCGCGATCACGTTTTTCAGTGCGCCGCCTAACTCCGCACCAATCACGTCCGTGGTGCGATAAAGCCGCAGTGTCCCCGTCGAAAGCTGGCCTTGCAATTCCTCCGCCATCTCAGAATCCGCGCAGGCCAACGTCATTGCCGTCGGCAATCCGCGAGCAATGTCAGCTGCGAAGCTCGGTCCCGTCAGAACCGCTACAGTGGATTCCGGACAGGCATCACTGATCAGGGAAGACATTCCCGTCAGGGTCGACAAGTCAATTCCCTTGGCGCAGCTAACTATGTTCCGGCCGTTCAATCGAGCGGAGTTTTGAGCCAGAAATTTCGCGAGAGTTTGTGCTGGCAAAGAAAGAAGAATCGTCTCCGCTTCGACTTGGTCCAGATCGTCGGTGACATGGAGGTCGTCGGGTAGGGGAACATTTGGCAATCGCGGGTTTTCTCGTGTCGCCGCCCAGCCAGTGTTTCGTCCCCAAAGAGTTACAGAAGTCTTGGTCGCCAGCGTTAGAGCGAGCGCTGTCCCGAAGGCACCCGCCCCGATGACTGCTATGCTCATGCGTCGCACCATGCGATCGGATCAAGCTCAAGGTCTGCAAGGTGGGCGAATGGCGCTGCCCTCAGAAAACGTGGAAAAATGGGGGTACCATTCGAGAGGCTGATCATCCCGTAGTCAGTGGTCGGCATCCTTCGAATCCCCTGTCCTGGTACTCTCTTCATCCGAATGTCACAGGACTGTTACACAATCAAGGCGTTCGCCGATCAGAAATCCAAGCGCGCACCTGCGGCTGCAAAGCTGCGGTGATCATCGTTCTAGAACTTGGACTGCCCATTGGAGGGGACACGCTGGGAGACGAAGGCTGGTTAGCGATGAGTCGGCCTTGGAAGCATTCGGGCACATCGGCATGGGCTCCGCAGGACAGGCGGCATGCGGACCGCACCGGACTCGTTGGGTGTGCTCGGGGTTACCGTCAAATCCGATGGCCGCACTGAGGATGCGTGCCGATTTCATCGGAAAACTGCTGGTCTACGTATGGGCTGATCCTACGCAGTAGGCAGGGGCTCGCTCGCCCCATCTCTACCAAGAAGAGCGTCAGATTGTCGAGACTTTCAGCACTGCTGCCTTTGGTCCCGGCGCGTCCCCATGACGGTTCTTGCTCTGCCTATTTGGTGAGCGAACTGCGCGCCAAGCGGGATCTTTGGGCTTCCCCTTCGCAATCAATGATTGTAACGGGTATATGACTAAACTGCGACAGAGCGGCAGATGGTAATACTGCGACAGTGTCGCAAAGGCATTGCGGTGTAAGGGGGCAATGCACCTCGCCTCTTCGCACCCGTGCCTGTGGACGGGAGCGTGAGGACTATGAAAACTGTTATTACCTATGGCACTTTTGACCTATTCCATATTGGACATGTCCAGATCTTGGAGCGGGCGCGTGCGCTTGGCGACCGGTTGGTCGTCGGCGTCTCATCCGACGAGTTCAATGCGATCAAGGGCAAGCAAAGTGTCTTTCCTTATGAGCACCGTGCACGGATCCTGAAGACCCTGCGCTGTGTCGATGCTGTCTTCCCAGAGCATAACTGGGGGCAGAAGGAGCGTGATATCCGTGAACACCGCGCGGATGTCTTTGTGATGGGGCACGACTGGGAGGGCAAGTTCGATGAGCTGAATGCCCTGTGTGAGGTCATGTACCTGCCGCGCACCGACGGCATTTCCACTACTGAGCTGAAGGCTGCAATCAAGGCGTTTCAAAAGGAAAAGATCGTCGAATTGAAGAACGGGCTCGATGCGCTGAACTCGCTCGTGATGCAGTTGCACTGACGATATCTATTAGGGCATTCAAATGACGAACTTACTCCAGCTGCATCTTCTTGCCGCCCAAATGTTGCCGGGCTTTGGAGCCTTTGGAAAAGATACGCGACCCAATCTTTCGATTGAGGTCGGAATGGAAATCGATCGTATTGTTTTGGCTGTCTCCGCGCCCACACCTGAGTTCGTGAACTTCTTTGCTCCGATCTTCCATGATGCAGACGGAAATGAAATTCCTCGTCGCGATATCTACGCCGATATTACGCTCTCGAGCCACCGTCAGGGTCATGAGCCAGAGAACCTGTTGGAATTCGCTATCACCGGCAAGATGCTTCACAGCGGTCGCGAGATCTGTCCCGCCGTCATCGTTCGGCTAAAACGACCAGTGTTCGTCAGCAAGATAACTGTCCCTAACCGGGAGGGGGTTTGTCACAAGCGTTCGCAATTCATCACCCTTCGAGCATTCTCAAAGGGGGTCTGCTGCGTCAGTTATGACAACATGGATCCTTCGCGTCGACTGGAGGCATTCCGCCAGATCGCGGATGCGATTGCGTTTACACTTCCGCAGGAGGAGACGTTCGATCTGGAGGCAACTCGCAATGCCATGCGCGCTTCCATTTTCGAGGCAGCCGAATCAGGCAAGCTGAGCCTGAATGTTGAAGAAATGTTTGCGCTGCTTCCCATGTTCGGAGAGGTGCGGGATCCAGATGATTATGAAGAGGCAATCTGCGCCGCAATGATTTTGGCTGCGATGAAAGCAAAAAATTATGCTGGCACGCGCAGTATACGATTTGCATCCCAGCTTTTGCATTCTGATCAGGTGATCGACCGTGTCCGTTTACGGGCGAGCCGGATCGCATCGCGCGTAAGTGGAACGCCCCGCGAGGTTACGTTGTCCAAGCATCATATGCATTATGCTCGGCTAATCGAACGGCGTGAGGTGCATTTGAACGCGATGGACAAGCTGTTTGGCGTCTTTGAACAGCTTGGTATCCCCTTGGTTCTCAGCTACGGCACTCTGCTCGGGGCAGTTCGCGAAGGTGGATTCTTGGCCCATGATGACGATGTGGATTTGCTTTACTTCGACGGATCGACCACGCATGACGAAGTCATTGCCGGCCAACAGGTACTCATCGAAAAGCTTAACGCAGCGGGAGTGAAGTGCGGGGGAGAGACACTCGGTAAGAATTTCCACGTGTTTGTCGAGGGAGCTTCGCTTGATTTGTTCCCATCGTGGCGCGTGGGCGAACGGCTGCATTTGCTGATGGAGCAGATGCGGTATCGCGATATCGCGGCGGAGCTTGTTTTGCCCTCCGGCTCGGCCCAGATCCACGGTCGAACTTTTCCGGCACCGGGCGATGCGGCTGGATTTTTGACTGAGCGCTATGGACCCACTTGGCCGACCCCGGATGTTTACTACGGTTGGCCTTGGAAGGTGACGCGCACGGCCGAAGTGCCCGCCACGCCAGAAGTGGCAAACGCCTGATATCTGGGCAGCGGTGGCTTGCGATCAGACTCGCGTCTGCTTGCAAGCCGCGCAACGACTGATGCCTTGGACCCGATCCAGAGCTCTGGGTTCATGGCCATCGACGTGGCTTCGACGGATGTTCGCGCAGTGCTACTGATCCGGTGCGAGATGCCCCGCACGGAAAACATGCTGGGCAGCTCGCTCAGCATTTGCTGGTCTGCGGTGGCGGGCAGGTGTTCAGCATCGCCCACCTTTGGGACTCCTCTAGTCGTCATACTGATAGGAGGAAGCTCCGGTCGAACCTCTGTTCGAGCCAGTCATATTGTTTTCGCAGAAGGATCTGCACGGCGTCATACAACCCTTCTGGTAAGACGACTAGTGGAGAGACGTGCTTCGGCTTTTCGGGTTGCTGATAGTCGCCTTCCGGCAAGCAGCAATGTGCTTCGACTTCGCGGAGTACGTTAACTGGATCGGTTCTTAACCTCCCGAATGGGAGATAGAGCACCCGATCGCCGAGTTGTTCATCGAGCAAATTCACGGTTCGCTGATAATCGCTTCGCAACCGATGAGCCGGTTGCGTGACATGTTCCAGCCAGAACTCGATGGTTTTACCCTTTCTGCCTGCAGCTGCGGCGTAGGACTTTACGGCCGAAATGATACGACTGGCCGGATCGCGTATAAGATAGATCGCCTTGAACTGGTCGCCGAGCAGGCAATTCATATAGCGCAGCGTGTCCTCGTCCAGCAAAGCATAGGCGGGCGTTATGTCGAGAGACTGCCTGTCTGCGGGGCACCGATTGTAGACGGCCCGATACCACTCTTCGGATAGCATGGGAATCTTCAGGAGGCGCCCTAAGTATGCGGCTTTGCCTGTCATGCCGTTCGACAAGGCAAGGTCCCGTCGGCCTCTGAGTCGCTCGCGATGGCCTCGCATCATCCAGCGATTTCCCGTCATACGATGGCTGAAGTAGTGCATTTCCTTGAGAGGCGGTGGCCACACTCCAGGATTGGTGACCAAGTTGTCGTGGAGCCAAGTAGTACCAGCTTTGTGGGCTCCGAACCCGATTATCTGAGGCTGCATAGGAAACAAGATTGATCAACTCCAAGAAGAAGGTCGCCCGAAGGCTAAAGCGGAAGCTCCGTGAGGGGCAAGTATACGGATTCATCCCGGATGGAGTGAAAATGTCGCCGTTTGCATAGTCATCAG